TCACCTTCATCGTCTTCGCCGATTTGGTCGTTAGGTAATTCCTTTTCGCAGTAAGCACATTTATAATATCCATACGCTTCCATTTGTTCTTGATGTTGTTGTTCCTCCATATCCTCGTTGTTTGTATCATCAGCATCTTCCTCACATTTTAAATCGATTTTTTTAATATTCTTCATATATTCCTTTTTGTAATTATTAATATACTTTGGGGTGATTTTCTCAATCGTAATTTTTACTCCACCTTGAAGGTTCTTCTTGGTTTCGTAGGTAAAAGTGATTTCGTCGTTCAGTTGTAAGTCCTCCATCTTATATACTATATATTGCGGTTTCTTTAAGTCCTTTTTATCAATTAATATATTAGATATTTTATTTTCAATTTTTTGCGAATTAGATACTTGTTCCTGATTTGCGTTCATATTTGCGTTAGAATTACTCATATTGCTTACTGATATACTACTACAATCTAAATCAATTTTATAATCAATTTTATGCTTTAAGGTATTGTTGTTGCTAATTTCACTCATATTTGCCGTATTTATCATACTATATATTAGGTTATATTGTAATCAATTTTCTACATTAATCCACTTCAATTTTTTTTTAAATTAATAATTAATTATAATTAACTCCTTTCTATTCTTCCCTCCTATTTTATTTATTTTATTTTCTTCTGTAAAAGCACCTCCCCTAACAACAACAGGAATAATTTTAAACTCTCTAAAAACATCTCTTATATAGTTGCTGTCGTTTATTGTAAGCATAAATCTGCCCTTGATGTTTGCTAATACTTTTCTCATCTCCTCAAAATCTATGCCTCCTTCATTATGCTTATACAGCGTTCCACTCTCCTCATAGGGAGGGTCTAAAAAGAAAAATGTTCCTTTGCTGTCGGTCTGCTTTAGCACCTTTATATAATCTGCGTTGCTAATAGTCGCTGTCTTTAACTTCTGCTTATACAGCGGTATTTTTTCTATCTTGCTCTTATGTTGGTAATCTCTATAAATCTTTCCTCGTCCTGTGTTTCCAAAGGTATTACAGGAAGTTATTAACCTCTTGATTAATTTATCCTGTGGTCTAACTTGTTTTGTATTTACAAAGCGGTTCAGTCCAACCAGCGTTGGTGGAACATTATAACTACTTGTATCTGTATTAGCAGATTTCAATAATCTAAAACTCTCAACAACATTACTATCTAAATCATTAAGAACTTGATGCTCTCCTAAATAAGTATTTGGTAATCCCCAGAATACAGCACCACTACCAACGAATAGTTCAACGAATATTTTTATATCTTTTGGTAATAATTTTTCTATTGTAGGCAGTAAAGGTGTCTTATTACCAACCCTACAAAAAAAAGTTCGTAATTCGTCCATTATATATATATAAAGATATTATAATAAAAATGACTTAAAAAGAATTATCTAATATATATTATAATGAGTAGAACACTAACCGACTACGAGTTTAAGGCACTTGAACGCAAAGCGAAGGCAGGGTGGGCGAGTTTTTATGCGATGAAAAATCGTTATGATAGTCTGGGCGACTATGTAGATGAAATTAAAACCAGAAATAATGAACTGGTTAAAAAACTACGAGAAGGACAGGATATAGATGTATCCTATCTTAAATCCCAGTTTTTAGAAATGTATGATAGGTTGAAACTTGAAACAGAATGTCCTATTTGTTTTGAAACACTTGGTAAGGATAATGCTAAACTTACTAACTGCGGTCATTTACACTGCCGAGAATGTGAAGCAAAATTAGATAATTGTTCCATCTGTAGAAAGAAACTATATAAACCTAAACCTGAAAATTAGAAACTTTACAACACTATTAGTATTACTACAATTCTAATAATACTAATATTTAGGAAGGAGTGAAATGTCCGTTATGTGCTGTTCCAGATACACCTAACTTTTTAAAGATTGCTACAATCTCATCATCATCACTCTCACTATCTCCTGCGGATTGTGCTGGTTGTTGTGGAGCAGATGCTCTTGGAACATTATGACTTGCTGGGTGTTCGTCTAAATTAGCAGTTTGAGTTGCTATTACAGAACCAACTTTGTCTGTAGGGTCAGCATCTCCAAAAGTCCCTATAGATTTTGTAAAGTATTGTCCTGCTTGTGCTTGAACTAAAGATGGGTCTAAATCAAAATCAGCACTATCTATTTCACTACCAAAGTCAGTAGGAACTTTTCTTTTTACCACTCTACCTGTCGTTAAAGATGCTGGTGTTAAACTTCTTGTTCGTTTAGACATATTATATAATATACGGATAAAATATTTAAAACTTATCTATACATATATTATAATATGGGATTAGATTTAGAAGAACTTTCTAAAATACTTTGTATAACTACGGAAAATTGGAAACTAAATAAAGACGATGACTACTTTACATTTCAATTTATCGGTGGTCTTTTAGATTTGTTAGAAATGCGAGAAGATAAAACTGGTTGTCTAACTGATAATGGTAGAAACATATTACTATACAGCGAACTAAATAAAGCATTAAAAGCAGGGAACGATACTAAAGAAAAGAAAAGAGAAGTATTTAAGGCAACACTTTATTTATTTACTGCTTATACTTTGTGTGTATTGTTTATTGGATTTTACACTACTAAAGGTAAAAGCAATAAAGATTTATGGGATAAATTACCTGAAGATTATTCTGGAGTAATTGATGAAATATATGATAAGATTGTTCCTAAAATGTCTGTATATAAAGGTTTGTTAGAACATCTCCTAAAGTCTTTAGATGAAGATATGGCGATGCTTTTTGCTTCCCAAAAGAGAGCGGTATTTGAACGAGATATTTTTAATGGAGCAACGCAGGTAGTAGGAGATGCTACTGATAGTGAGATGAATATGATTAAGAAAAGTGCTGTAGAGATGAAGGCATAGTTTCACCAATTTTAATTTTTGGTAATTCATTTAAATAGATTTCTTCCCTATCTCCACCTTTCATAATAACTAAATCTGGTTGTCTTTTACTCAACCTGATTTCAGCATCTTTTTCAGTATAACATTTTTTATGGTAGTTTTCTCTTCTACGCCATAATGGTTTCATATTCATTCTTTCAATAGTATAACATTCCTTAACTATTTCCTCTCTACACTTACAGCAAAATTGGATTTCCATTTGCCCTACATTAACATCATCATTTTCGTATAATGTGGTTTCCCATATTATATTATTCATATTTATAATATAATATTAGATAATTAAATATCCCTAAATATTTATAGTGAGATATAATGTTTTCCAGCATTAGCACCTAATCCTAAATTATCTGTTTCGGCACTAATAAATGGTGCGTCTGCTAATTGTATAACTTGATTTTTTGAACCTTTAGGTCTGCCTCTTCCTTTTTTCTTTGGTGCTGGTGTTGCTGGTGTATGGAATAAACCCTTTTCTATATTGTTAATATTGGTTGCTATTTCGCTGTGCTTTTGTGCTATTCTTTTAGCAGATTGTAAAGTAGGGTGATTTGGTTTCATAGACAACATTTCATTAAAGGTTTCTATTGGTGGTATTACCCAATTACCAGCGATGTCTTGGACTGCTTCGGCAACTGGTCTGCGTCCTCTACCTCTACGAACCGACATTTTTGCTACTGGTGGTGTAGCGTTTTCTAATAGCACTTGTGGAGTAGTTCCTCTTAATCCTTCACCATCTTTTAGATTGTGTATTTCCATAGCGAGTTTTTCATCTTCCCTATCTTTTGCGGTTTGTTTCTTTGGTCTGCCTCTGCCTTTACCTTGTTTAGCAACAACTTTAACATCTCCATCTTTACCTAAATATGCTCCTATAGCACCACCTTTTTTATAGGAGGCACTACAATCTGGGTGCTTCATAGCATCTTTATAACTTAATCCCTTCTTGGAAGCAAAATCTTTAATGTGTTCCGTCCAGTGCGTCATCTTATATATTTACTAAACATAATAAATTAATTAAATTATATTAAAGTCATTAGGTAATTTCATATTCCAACATATCCATAATGTATAGAATAAACATTTACCACCTGTTCCATCACTCTTTACAAAGTCATATTTTTCTTTTGGTATAACAACTTGAAAATTACCATACTCATCAACTAATTTTTTAAAATATTTTGTTTGTATTGTTGTAGATGGAAACAACAGCATAAAAGGTTTTTTATTCTCAATCAATCGTAGCATTATTTTATATTTCAGTTTTACAATACTATTAATTTTATATGGTGGATTATCTATTACGACTACATCATCATACATCGTTTCCCAGAAGTCCTCTTGTTTATGAATTATATTTAATCCTTTACTTGCTAAATATTCTCCACTAAATCCATCATTATAAAAAGGACACCATATTTTTTTATCTTTTGGAATTAGTTTATTTTCCAGCAGTAAATCCCATATCTTTTTTGGTGTATTCCAATCATTATTACTGCTTCGTTGTCTTGCTCTAACCCAGTTTTCCATTCTTATATATTACCAAAGTAATTTATCTGCGTAATAACTCGCTGTTCCTAATTTTTCTCTGTGTTTATTGTGTCTTATCTTATATAATCGTCTGCGTTCATCAGCATATTCTTTACCTTTTTCTTTCATATATGTAGGATAATCACTATAACCTCTTGCTCCAACACTCATTATATATTGATTATTCCAATCTAATACATCAATCTTCTTACCTTTTTTGGTGCTTGGTCTAACTTTTACACCCAACTTTTTTGCTTGTTTTTTAGTATAAGGTGTAATATTATATGGTGTTCCTAAACCTATCATTTTCATAGGATTAATGCGTTCCAATACATTTACAGAATGTTCTATTAAAGGATTACTAAACCAATTAGATTTAATCTTTTCAGTTTCTTTTCCTTTCTGTAATGGTCTTAATACACTTACAGGGTCGCTTTCTGTTCTTATATCAGTTTGATTTTCTGGGACTACATCTCCTTTAATTAAATCAATAGGTAATGTAGGTTTATTAAGTGTAATTACTTCACTTGTATCTCTACCCAGTTTTTCCGCCCAGCGTCCGCCTTGTGAATGTCCCAGAGTGATTACATTTTTATTACCATATTTCCTTTCTGCTTCTCTTTGTATTTTTCTTGCGTGTTTAAATCTATCACCTCTATAACCAAAGTTCATAGCAATATTCGTTCCCCAATCTTGTATGCTGTCTGTTCCTCTATGAACTATAATTGCTTTTCCAGTTTTATCATTATGATATACTTGAACTCGTTGTCCTGATAAACCATTATCAACTTTATAATCACCATAATCGCTGGGTTTCTTTTCATAGGATTTTTCCAATAATTTATTTATATCAGCAGTAGGTAGTCCTAATCCTTTTAACTTTTTAAATGGGTCTAAATTACTCTTACCTTTAATGCTTTGTTTCTTGATAATTTGTTCTACTAAATTAACAGGGTCTATCTCTTTTGGTGTTAAAGGTGTATCTTTTGTAATCTTTTTTGTTGGTCTATAAACAGGATAATCTTTTCCTCCTATGTCTTTCCATTCTTCTTTAAACCATCTATCCAGTCCTTTTTTATCTGGTTTTTTACCAGAGTATTTACCACCTAACTCTTTATAAGTTTTAACAATATAACCTGACTTATAAGCACTCGGTTTATCATATATTTTATCTGCTAAACTCTTTACTTTTTCATAAAGGTCTTTGTCTGTTGGTGTCGGCATTATATATACTAATATGATATTATATTATTATATACTTATACGGAAATAGTCCCATAAAAAATTAGCAACTAAATATTTGAAAATCCAGACTACATTACCCATTTATAATTCCTCTATATTTTCTTTTGGTTCTACTAACCCAGTTGTTTCTGTTATTTCCTCCATTTCGTTAGTTATATTCTGTGATATTATTTTTAAATCTTCTTGACTATATGATGGTCTTGGAGCAGTATATAAAGAACCTAATTGTATTTCTTCTGTATCACTTCCTTTTGGTGTTTCATCAATACATTCATTAGGTATAGTGGTAAGAGTATCAACAACTAATTTTCTTTTTAACAGATTACTTGCTTCTGTAAGTTTGATATAATGACTATATTTTTTATTTAAATAATCTTTTCCATCTTCTCCTCTATTTTCTCTGCGTAATGATAAGGTCTTAAATAGGTCTATGGATAAAGTGTAAAAGTCTTTTGACTGCTTTAATTCTAATTCCATATTTCCTTGAATGCCTAAATAGAGTTCATAAGCACTAATAATTCCCATCGTCATACCCAGAATACAGGTTATACCACTTATGACTGATTGTTCTAATAAAGGTTGTAATCCCACCGATGCTGTAGAGTTTATAGATGCTAAAATAATAAGTGGTAATCTAAACCATTTACCATATGCTTTAAAGTGATAATATCTTTTTCTGTGATACTCACTTAAATTAACGCAATTAATTCTTAACTTTTCTAAAATATCTTCTACTTCTCCAGTCCATTCTCCCATCTTATATACATATAGTTAGATTATTATAACATATCTATTATTGTTATTTGAACCTTATTACAATTTATTCTCGCATTTAAAGGGTCTTGAATGTCTATTGTGCTTCCAATAGGTATATTTAGTTTTAATGATAATTGTATTCCTGTTTCTACCAATCTATTACAATATATCCAACTTGATTTAGGTATTTGGAATTGTTCTGCTGTAAAACTTTGTCCTACTTGTGCTACATAAATAGGTGGAACGAATGACTGGTCTATTAAACCTGTTAATGTATAAACTAACTCTAATGTAGAAGCACCATTACATATCCAACCTCCACCAACAGAAGCATTATTAATACCTACACCGCATAAATAGGAATAGAATGGAAAGCAATTTACCTGATTATTATTTAATGTAGCAGGTTCTCCATATTTACCTGTTATAGAGTTATTATCTGGTAATATTATTGTTTGTCCGTCGCTACTATTATCCCAACCTAAACCTGCTGTAAATGGAGCATATATAGAAGCATCATCTACATTTAAATTGAATATAGCAATAGGATTTAATGATTGTGGAATATTAGGAGCAGAATTACTATTACCTTGCGTTTGTAATATTTGATTTTCACCACCATTTATATCTAATAATGATAATTCTTCATTTTGAGTAGCAACAGCAGGATTAAGATGTAATTGTAATGTTCCACCAGCAGAAAAAGTTAATTTACTACCTGTATCTATTGCCTGTGTAGCACCATTTTTAGTTGTTAATATTTGACTTGATTGTTCGTAATCAAAATAAGTAGTAGTTCCTGAAAAGTTCTCAATAGTAAGATTTTGACTTGGAGCGAAGCGTATATCATCACCATTTACAGCGAACTCACCAGCAGTGCCGTATCCGTGCGTAAATGTTCCTCTACTTTCAATTCTACCTGTGGTTGCTTGTGTCCCTAAAACAGAAGCATTAAAAACCGAAAAACCACCAGCATCTAAATTAACAATCATAGGATTTTGAACTCCACCACCACCAGCAGTAGTATCAACATAATCTTTTGTCGCTAAATCCTGTGCGTTAGAAGGGTTAGAAAAATTAATACCTCTAAAATTACCACCATCTAAATTACTGGTTAAGGGATTTGTAAGTCCTCCTGCTACTGCTGTATCAACATAATTTTTAGTTGCTCCGTCCTGTGCGTCGGTCGGTTGTGCTAAATTAATGATTTTATTTGTTCCCATAGATACTTGATTATTCATAACGATATTATTTGCTGGTGTTGTTTCACTAATAGCATCGGTAAAAATAGTTGAAACATTTTGTAGTTGATTAGCACCGAGATTTATAGAAGCAGTTGAATTAATTTCTGTTCCAACATTAACACCTATAGTATCAGTAGCAATAGAATTAACTTGCTTAAGATTATTACCAGACAATAATAAATCATTTTGAATAGTAATGTTTGCTAATGTAGTTTTTTCTCTAATAGCATCAGTTGCTAAACCTCCTGTTTGCGTATCTTCTGCTAATAAAGTATTTGCTTGAAATGTTCCAGTAGTTTCTGCTTGATTTGGTTGTAAAGTTGATTTAGCATATATAGTAGTAGGAACAGAAGTAGTAGCGTAAGGTGGTCTTGGTATAAATTGTTGTCCTGCTGTTAAATCACCTTGTCCTAATTGATAATAAGTTAAATCAGCAATACTGGAAGTTATACCGCATTCAAAAGTTAAAATATTTTTAGTAGGGTCTGTGGGTTTTTCGGCATAGGTAATATTAACAATAGGTATATTATCACTTTCGCATACATTATTAATAATTCTAATTGTTCCTCTATCCGTCATACCTATTACCTCTACTAAACATTCTTGCCTAAAACCATTTTCTAATGCTCTCATTAAAAACATAATATTACCTTCTGCTCCAATTTTTACTACATCAGCAATAATATAAGTATTACCAGCAGTTATAGTTCCTATATTAGAATAATCCTGTGGAATAGTGCCGTTGAAACGAGTATCAACATTTAATTTATCTGCTGTTAAATCATCTACATTTGTTATATCAAAATTACCACCATCTAAATCGGCACTCATAGGATTACTTACGAACCCTGCTCCACCAGAAGCGGTTGTTTGTTGTGTTCCATCTGGAAACTCAATATATCCTGCTCCACCTTGCGACATTCTAATATTTTCTACATTAACAATTTCTCTATTTGCTGGGACAGCATTAGAAAAAAGTATATCATTTTCACTCGTTAATCCAGCACTAAATATTTCTGGTGCGGATTGAGATATGGGATACTTTAAATAATTAGCATCTAAATAATCAACATTAATCTCTTTACCATTATTTATAGTCCAGTATATAGGATTAAATATTGGGACATTTTCAGTTGGAGGTGCTGTTTCCGCCATATTTATATATTATAAACATATTTAATATTTATAATGTATATTTATTATTAAGGCAGACTATCATTTAAATAATTACCAGTTCCATCATTACCTAACTCTATTACTACATTACCTCCGCCTCTACTCCTAAATAAGTATTCTAATGTGAAAGTAGCAGTAAAACCTGTAGATGAAGATGGACTATTTACCATCAGTTGCGTTTCAGTATTCGCACCATATATGCTAAAATGTGATAAATCGCCGTCCTGAACTATAGGTCTATACCATACAGCATTATTTACACCGCTATATGATGTTCCTGAATTGTTAGTATAATTCATTTGCGGACGAGTAGTCCCTGAACCACTCCAATTACCAGAAGGCATATAATAAGGTTTAACCTGTAAATAACCGCTGGTAAAACCATAGGACGATTGGTCTGTTCCATAGGTATAAGTGGAAGTAATCCTAAATAATGCGTAATCCTGTATTCCCCAAGTTCCATTACTACATCTAATTTTCATACCTGCTATATAACCACCAGCAGTAGTAGTTCCATACTGACTTACAGATTGGTTCATATAAAAAGGTGTAAAATGTTCGCTTTGAGGTGTTCCTGATGATATAGCACTAATTTCTCCATTAGAACCTATGGTAATATCAGCATTCGTAAATGAACCTGTAGATGATGAACCTGTAAAAGCAGAGTTCTGGGTTGTTCCATTATTATATTCTACATTAGTATTAACTTTAATACCTGCTGGGAATTGTTCCCTTAATTCACTTTGGGCGATTGGATAATTTAGGTATGAGTTGTCTAAATTATTTTGAGTTAGACCAGCAATACCATATTGAAAATCTCTGGGATTAAATACAGGGACATCTTCTTTTGGCGGTTTGTATTCACTCATATTTATATATTAATGTTATATTTTAAATAAAATCTTTATACAATATATAATAATGGCGGATAAAAAAGACGACCCTAAAAAGAAACCTGTAATTATTAACTGGTATGAGAAAATACCTAAAAAGTTTCTTCCTAAACAGCATAATCCTTACTACGATATACACCATATAAAATTGCCGTTTCGTATGCTTATTACAGGCAGTTCTGGTAGTGGAAAAACACAGACACTATTAAGTCTGCTTCACAATATGCCGAAAACATTTGAGAAGATAATAATAACAACAAAAAATAAAGATGAACCACTCTATAACTGGTTAGAAGATAAGTTTGAGAAAGACCCTAATTTTGAGATGAGGGAAATAGATAAAGATGGATTACCAGATTTAGATAAGTTTGATAAGGAGCAAAATAATTTATTGGTAATGGACGATTTAGTAGGTGAGAAAAACCAGAAACCTATGGAGCAGTTCTTTTTAAGAGCAAGAAAAAAAGGTTGTAGTTTGGTATATATTACTCAATCCTACTATGCTGTTCCCAGAATGATAAGAAGTAATTTAACATATTTAATTATTAAACAAGTATCCAGTATGAAAAACTTAACTATGATAATGAGGGAATACGATTTAGGTATTGATAGAACACAATTAATAGATATGTATAAACAGGCAACAGAACAGAAGGCAGGGTTTTTAATGATAGATTTGGAAGGTGATGAGGGAAAGAAGTTTAGAAAGGATTTTGATGGATATTTTGATGTAGAGGAATTGGAGAAATAATAGGTAAAACCCAGAACTGATTTTGGTATTTTTTTGGTTAAATGTAAAGTTTTTTATTTAGAATTAACGATTTTTATATAATTTTTATCTGTATATACTATATAAAGATGAACTCATCAGCAGGATACGGAGGACTACTTATACGAAATCTGCGAAAACCGACGGATTATGCGAAAGCAACTATGACCCAAGACCAATTACTTAAGATTGCTGTAGCGAACGATGCTAATATAGCAAAGGCAAGACAAGAGGTTCGTTTAGGCGTTCCACCACCAGTTCCACCTGCTAATTTAAAAACAGCAGAAGAGAACGCATTAGATTTAGGAAAACAAGAAAGCGATGCTGTAAAAAATATATTAGATTTAGGATTTACTTATGATGAAAGTGCGAGAATTGTAGCATCATTATCACCAGACGAAATGTTTAAACTTAATCGTTCTTATCCCAGTATTAAAGCGGACTTTGCGACCAACTATGATGTTAAACTTATTACACCTACTTTCTTTGTTGATTACTTACAGAAGTTCTTTGAAGAATTAGATGCCTCCAAAGGTGTAAGTAGTGGTTATGGTTTAGGATACATACGAGATAAGTTTGATGAATTAATTGATACTTCTAATGAGTTGAGAGCAGTTATTCCTACAAAAGACCAGATACAAGGACTACAAGATGTTATGGAACAATCTTTTACAGATTTACCTGCTATTATCGTTCAACCTATTATGGAGCGATTGGAAATACTTAATGCCCTATTACCTGATGGTGCTGTATATCAAAAATTAGATGATATACAAAGAGAAGACCAAGCATTAGCATATAGATTAAATCAAGAACTCCAAAATGCTCTACAAGGATTACCAAGCAGAGAACAAGTTGAAAGGGTATTGATGGATTTAGCAGATAGTAGAGTTAGTAATGGTGATGCTCTACAACGCATAGAATTAATTGTAAATGATATGGATACAGCACAGACCCAGCAACTTCAACAGATTATCGGTTTGATTAACCAACAGACAGCAGAAATTAGGGAAGGAAAGTTTGTAGAAGGTGATGTAATAGCAGTTGCTAATATTGATGTAGATGGAGAACTTATACCATTTGGTATTTTGAGTTTGGATAGAAAAACGATTGTTATGATTACTTCTACTGGTGAAAAGGTTAAGATGAACGCAGGTAGTTTGAATGACTTTAATAGAATGAAACAAGCAGAAACAGGTGTAAATCCTAAACTAACATATAGTAAATTGCGTAATGAGATTATAACTAACAGCGACCCTTCTTTAGTTAATGCGGTTAATGCCGACCAATTTGCTACTGCGGAGCATTCTTTTGAAAAATTAAGTGATATAACAGGTATGACTGGAATGACGAGTAGAGAAGATAGAAGTATTGATAGTGGTATGAAAAAGGGAGCAGAACCCAGAATAGATGGTAAAGGTTTGGTAAAAAGTAAGAAAATACCCAAAGTTAAAATACCAAAGGTTAAGGTAGGTGTAGGAATTGCTAATAAAAAAGAACCACCATATCGTCAGTTAGGAAAGTATGTAATCCACTGGAAACAACTAAACGATAATGATATGTTGAATGTTAAATATAAATCTCTGGGAAGAATACCACAATTTAAACCCATTCCTGTAAGTGATGTATTTAAGGAGTATTTGATTGATGTAATGAATGGTGGTAAGCATAATCAACGCCATTATGAAAACATACCAGTTGAAGAAAGAAAGATTTGGGAAAAAATAGTTAATGGTGCTGGTTTAGCAGAACATCTAAAAATTAAGAAGACAATTAGCGATGATGATAATGATGATATGGAACGATTTGAAATGTTGAAGGGACAATATTTAGCAGGAAATAATAATCCATCTGTTATTAGGGAACTACGCAGATTTGTAGTAAAGTTTTTAAGTGATGGTAGGTTAAAGAGAAATCAAGCATTAGATTTACTATTAGAATTGAGTGTTTAGGATTAATACAATTTTATTATATTATAAAAATCTCTATATATAATATAATATGCGAACTCTTATTTTAAATCAAGAGAATATAGTGCCTAACACCGCTAATGGTAGATTGGAGTATGTATTCCCTGCTGGTAATGTAAGCATTCAAAAAGGACAGAAATTAGCATTAGCATCATTACAGATGTTTTATTCCACATTCAATATTACTTCTTTAAATAACAATAATGTATTCAGTTATGTATGGGTTGATGGAACAGAACATCAAGTAGTAATTCCTAATGGTTATTACACAATTGCGACCTTAAATGAGTTCCTACAATTTACTATGATTAACAACACTCATTACCTTATTGATAATGATACTGCTAATAATGTTTATTTTTTAACTTTAGGAACGAATGCCTCTACATATAAGGTAGAACTTACAACATTCCAGATGAACGCTACTCTATTCCCTATTGGTGCTGGAGCAGGACAATATGCTTTACCTGCTGGTGCTGGTTGGGTTGTTCCTACTGCTTCTATTCTCCCTATGTTTAAAATCCCTGCTACATCATTTAGAGATGTTATAGGTTTTACTAATGCTGGTTATTACCCACAAGGTTCAGCAGGTAATTATAACGAAGCAACTATATCAGGTGTTCCACCAGCACAGACCCAAGCACCAGCATACTCAAGTAATTTAGTATTTGCGAGTGATAAAGTGCCTCAAGTATCTCCACTATCAAGTTATTTAGTAAAATGTAATTTGATTAACAATAACTATGCTGTTCCTAATGATTTACTATATAGTTTTAGTCCTCAATCAGCATTCGGCGACCAATTTACTATAGCACCTAATCAGTTGATTTTTATTAACATTCAAGAAGGACAATATAATAAGTTTGTTGTAGAGTTTGCCGACCAGAATAATAGACCAGTTGCTATTGAAGACCCTAACTTTGTAATCTTACTTATCATTAGTGATGTTGGAGAATTAACATCATTTTAGGAATAATTATAAATATAATATCTTTATATAGTATATAAAATGCCCTACATTCATAAACTTAACAAAAGTTTTGGTAGTTCCAGATGTATTACAAGACCTTTGGGAAAAATTAATCCAACTGCTCGTAATCATAAGAGAGTTTTAGGAAGTGGTTTAAAAGATGAAGTATATGAAGAAGGAAGATTACATAAGGCAACTGATACATTAAGAAATCTTAAATTATCTAAACCCAGACTTCCTAAAAAGTATATAACCTTTGATTAAGATTGTTTAGCGATAATATGTAAATACGATATGATTTTTTTTCTAATCATATAGTATAAATATGGATAATCTCGTCTTTGAAGAAAGCATCAACGCCGAAGTTTCTACAAGTGAGTTCGTAGATAAGCAGTGGTTATATGTTAATGATAATAACAACTCGTCTTACTCGTCCCAGATTGTTTTAGACACAACCCCACTCGCTAATGCTGGTGGTTATATTGGGTGGATGGAAAGTTTCCTTACCATTCCCCTCGTCCTACAAGTTGAGAGTAGTGCTATTACCACTTCTACTGCTCCTGAATTAGACTGGTTTTTAGGTATGAAAAATGGATATTGGAATATCCTTCACTCCCTTACCTGTGAGTTCAACAACGGCAACATTATTCAACAAGTTCCTTTTCTTAATGTATTTTGTTCTTTCAAAGCACTTACGAGTTGGTGCGATGCCGATATTGAAAATTGGGGTGCTGTCTGCGGTTTTGCTCCTGATACTGCGAGAAGTTGGGTTTATAACAACAGAGCAACTGCTTCTCCTAATCTTAACACTATGAGTGGAAACGGAACTGGTCTATCTAACAATCGTCTATGTAAGGTTGTTGATATTACCTCTACTGCTACTTTTACAGGCACTCCTTCTGCCGACCCTATTGTTGCTCCCTATACACCTGTAGGTTCTGTATCTGTTTTCAATATTAACGACTATACCTGTTGCGTTAAGGGAAGCGACGACCAGACCTGCTGGACTAACGAAGGTCTTAAAAAGCGTATTGAATATCTTAACTTCACTACCACCTCCAATACAGGCACATCACTCGCAGAGCAAGGTGCTAATAAGGTTGCTCTCGTAGGAACAGACCAGACCTCTGCTGAAGGTGTTTATAACGCTATTTTCCAATCTTACATTCAACGCCAAGCAGGATACAGAGCAATTGTATTTGACGCTGTTGTTCGTCTTAAAGATGTTGCTGATTTCTTTAACAAGTGTCCTCTACTTAAGGGTTCTACTATGCGTCTATATCTTAACACTAATCAAGTATTCCTCGCTGGTTCATCTCTTTCTGCTGTTGTTCCTGCTGGTTCTGCTCTAACTGATACAGCAGAGATGGGTTTAACTTCTCCTCCAGTAATTTTGGGTGGTGGTGGAACTTGCCCTGTTATGCTCTCATCTGGAGATATAGGACAGGGCGGACAACCTCTCGCTCCTCCTGTTTTAGCATTAGGCGACCCTGTTGATTGGAAAGTTGGTCTTTCTATTGTTCGCACACAATTCTCCCAACTCGCTACTACTATTACTGCTCCTATTACCAGTTGCCGTTTGTATGCTCCCTGCTACACTATGTCGCCAATTGCCGAACAACGCTACTTATCCCTTACACCTACAAAGAAGGTTATGTATAACGACATCTTCCAATACTCCTTTGATAATATCGCATCTGGAAGTCCCTTCAATTTGTTAGTTAGTAATGGTATTCCTAACATTCGTTCTGTATTGGTTGTTCCTCTTTTAGCACAAGCACAAAACGGCATTCAATCTACTATGACTGGTGCTACTGCTAATAGAACTCTTATCACTTCTAATACTCTTCTTTCACCTTTCACAACTACAGGTGGAACACCAGACCCTATTGCTATTGGAAACTTCAATATCCAAATATCTGGAAAGAACTTATTTATTAATAATTTGGAATACAATTACGAAGCATTTATAGAGCAATTGGTAAGCAGTAATCAACTTAACGGCAGTCTTACAACCTCTTTGGGAAGCGGACAAGTTAGTTATGAAGACTTCCAATCTCTATATAAATACTACTATGGTAATACATCTCGTTCTATCCCAAGTGAAGATGGTGTTGCTAAAGCAGTTCAACTTCTCGGCACTAACCGCTCTCCTGTTCCCATCTCACTTATGGTGTTCGTTGAGTTTGAACGAGAAATTACTATTGATGTAAGAACTGGAGCAAGAGTTATGTAAATAAATATAACAGAATAAAAAAGAATATTTTAGAAAAACCTAAACTGGATAAAAGGTAAGAACTTTTTAAAAATATTATTTAGTAAATTATTTTCTTACTATATAATATAAATATGGTTAGTGAAGTTCCCTGTATGCTCTCAACAGCACAAGTGCGAAGTTTAAAAAATGGTGGTGCGATTAACATTAAACCACATATGATAAGAGATGAAGGAAAACATCTCCTTCATTTAGCAGAACCAACTATTAAGAAGTTGATGTCTGCGTTAAAGAGAAATAAAGGTATGCGTATTGATTTAGGCAAAGAAGGTGAAGGTTTTTCTTTTAAGTCTTTAGCGAAAGGTGCTGAAAAAGCACTTAAAACTAAAGCAGGAAAAATGGCGGTTAAATCCCTGATTGATAAGGGAACTGATGTAGCAAAAGAAGCAGGTTTAAGTGATGACCTAATTGATGCTGTAAAAGATGAAGTAAAAAAGAAAGGAAGAGGCAGACCTCGTAAGCAAGGACGCAAAGACAGAGAAGATGAGCGTTTAGCGATGGAAATACATAACCTTAAGAAAGGTGGTAATATTTTTAAGGATATTAGCAAAGGATTTAAGAAGGCAACTAAATCTGTAGGTGATTTTGTAGAAAAGGATATTATTAAACCTGTTGATAAAGCAGTAATAAAACCAGTAGGTAAAGCAGTTAAAAAAGGTGCGAAAGCAATAGATAAAGAGTTCTCCAGAGGTTCAACTTTAGATAAAATATATCGTAGTGATACTGCTAAAAAGATTGGTAAAACAGCACTCCGTCAAGGTGGTAAGTTTGCTGGTGAAGCAATTGGGGCATATCTGGGCGGTCCTGAAGGTGCTATGATTGGTGAGGAATTGGGTTCTAAATTAGGTAATGTTGGAGCAGACCAGATTGGTATTAAGAATAAGGACAGAGTTAAACAATTAGGGCGTTCATCATTAAGAGAAGGTAAAAAATTAGCAACAGACCAACTTTCACAGATGATAGATAGTTCTGGATTAAGTAGTGAGGAACAAGCATTAGCACATATGGCGTTAGAAGGTAATACTGATGGACTTAAGCAAGGAGCATTAGGATACGCAAAATCTAAACTCGGTATGGGTATGCGTTCTAATAGTAAGCGTATGATTTTACCTGCGAGTGATGCCTCTACATTCAGTCCATACGCAAGGGTTAATTCAGCACAGATGACCCCATATATCCACTCATCTCCACAATTAGCAAAACCAATTATTAGAGGTGCTGGTGTAGTAGAAGATGGATTAAATGATGTTGCTAAATTAGCAGGTATGTTCGGTTTAGGTATGGAAGGTGGTTCTATTTACCCAGCAGGACATTCAGTTCATACTATAGGACAAGGTGCTATTAGTGATGGATTAAATGATGTAGCAAAAGTTGCTGGTATGTTCGGTTTAGGACAAGGCAGAAAAGATAGAGAAGATGAGCGTTTAGCGATGGAAATACACAATCTTAAAAAACGAGGACGAGGTATTAATCCTGCTGGTATGGGAATAAACCCTGCTGGTATGGGATTTAATCCTGCTGGTTATTCCAGCGGTGGTGCTATTTACAACCCTGATAATGACCCTATGATTGATAGACAAAATCGTCGTATAAGAGCAACTATGAATAGAATGCGAGGCAAAGGCATATACCCAGCAGGTCAAGGATTTAATCCTGCTTAAATATAAGAATGCTGGATAGTGATGGAAATTGTATATCTGTTATTGAAGAACTTTTAGGAGAAAAGAAACCTGCGAGAAGTTGTTGGGAAAAATATGTATGTTGTTGTTTATTTAGGAAAAAAGTGAGATTTGAAAATTAATTAGATATTGCGTTTATTTAGGCGATATTTAAATATTTAGTAAATATATAAGATGAAAGCGGAAAATCTTAAAAAGTGCCGAGAGTTGAAAACTGAACGCCTACAATTAGGTTTATTGAATGAATACCATTACAGCGAAGACATTAAGGATTGTTTTGAAGATTATGAAGGAATAAAACATACCGAAGGTGCTTTTGATTATTTTGACTGGGAATGCGATGATGCTGTATTTGAACTGAAAGCAAGAATGGTAAAGAAATATGATTTTACAACAACACTAATGGGATATGATAAAGTAAAGAAAGGATTAGAGCATATCAAGAATGGTAAGCAAGTATTTTTTCTATTTGCTTTTTTGGATACAGGTTTATGCTACTGGGAACTAACACCACAATCAATAAAAGATTTAGAAGTAAAAGTTGCTGGTTGTTATATTAGACAGGAAAGAAAAGAACACCTACATATTCCAGTAAAAAGATGTATAGACATTTGCGATAGAAAACCATTAACGAATGCGAAATATACACAATTAAAAAAGAAGTATGATTTAGTGAAAAAGGATTTAAAGTAATTTTTGTATATAATTTTGAGGAGGAGAATATAATATAAATGTTATATGTTTATATTATATAATGGCGTTGTCTAACTATGATATTTTAGAAATGGGTAGGCAGATGGATTTAAATATTGTTGGAGTATTTAGTAAAGACAGATTACCAAAGGATTATCAAGTAGGTTCATATTACATCAATTTAGAAAATAGCAACGAAGGTAATGGAACACACTGGGCGTATGCTGAAATATTTGATGATGGTAAAGCACTTTATTTTGACCCATTCGGCACTTTAGCACCAATAGAAGTAAAAGAATGGTTAAAACCTTTTAGACCATACCCTACAAGCAATAGACATATACAGGATAATAACAGCGATAAATGCGGATACTTCTGTTTGAGTTGCGATGTATTTTTTACCTACGACACCAAAGAGAAAAAATCATTAGCAGAAAATTATGATGACTTCCTTAATATGTTCTCAATAAATAAAAAACTTAACGATACAATTGTTATGGAGTATTTGAAAGGAAAATAAGATAATACAATATTTAGGAAAAAGGACTTAAAATAATATCTCAATATAGTATATATAGAAATGACTGAAGAAAATATGAGTGGTTCTCCACCAAAATATTATGGTGAGAGTGCTAAAAAAGCAATCTATAAGCACAGAGAGGCGAACAGAGATGATTATAATGAACGACAAAGAAAATATTACAGCGATAAGAGTTTAGATGCTGACTGGAAAGAAAAGTTTAATGAAAGATGTAAAGAAGCGAACCGCAAGTATAGAGAAAAGAAAAGGTTAAGTGTTCCACCAAGACCCAGAGGAAGACCAAGAAAAGAAACTATCTAATGTTATATATATAATGCCGTATAAGATTAGAAAATTGCCTAACCAGAATAGGTTTAGAATTACCAACGCTCATACAGGTAAGGTTGTAGCAAAATCCACAACGAAAGAGAAAGCAGAAAAGATGTTAAGATTGTTGGGTATGCTATATGCGAAGGAAAAAAGCGGAGGAATGATAGATACTTTAGGAGATTGTTGTTGTAATTCTATAAAAAATTGATTTACAAAATCATTTAATAATGATAGATATATTAGATAATATATTTAGGAAAAAGTATATATTATATATGTTATTATAAAATTGATTTAAAGAAATTATATTATATAGTATATATATATAGTAGAATGAGCGACCGAGCGAGGAATAACTTACTTAAATCCGCAAAAACCTATTTAGGAATAAAGGGTAAAAGGCGTAGCAATCCAATCACAACAGCAAGGTTTTTAGGATATACACCAAGAGGAAGACGAGGTAGGGTTTTAACCGCAGGGACAGCAGATTATAACAGGGCAGTTGATAATGAGATATTGAGAAGATATGCTGTTGGTAATTTAGTATATTCACAGACCATTACTTTACGAACAAGAAGAAGGTATAAGAACAGAGATAATGAGTTTATACCACATCAAGTATCATTTACAGCAGAAGGTAATAGAGCATCAGTTCAACAACAGATAGTAGAGTTTAAAGATGATGAGATGATTGAATGGGATTTTGAAAGTCCTTTTGAATATGAGCGTAATGCTGATGGTAGTGTTAGATATACAGAAGCGGTAAGTAATCCTGTAAGACAAAGCGGTAGTTTGATGGTAAGAACTCAAAGCGGACGACAACGAGTAGCACCTATAGCACTTAACAGATTATTTATGAGAAGAGCAGGAGCATACAAGTTAGACAACTGCTTTATTGAAAATGATGAATGGGATATGAAAAATAATACCTGCGTATTTGACTGGATATATCATAAGTATAAAGAAGGTGATTGTTTAAAGAAGTTGTTGAAAGGGAGCAGAGAAGAAGTATATGATAAACTTAATGATGTATTCAATCATTCGTATCATACCAAAGAGTATGATTATGATGATTATGATAAGGAGTATGATGCTTTAAAAAACGGAGTAAGTATAGACCAATTAGAAGACTTTTGTAAAGACTTTAGATTAGCGTTATATGCTTATGACCGAGAATATAAAAACATTACAAGATACATACCTGATACTAATAAGAAATCAAAAAATCCTGCGATGATATTTATGATTGCGAACGAACACTTTTACCCTATTGAAGACATACACCATAGAAAATCATTAGTATCCAAGACGAGAAATGAGAAGACTGAAAATGAGTTTATGGAATGGGTAAGTGATGATGTTGATAAAATCTTTGGAGAAAAAAATGGAACTGAAAAACCAACCCCTATATTTGCTGAAGGAGATATTATAGGTAATGAGTTCTTATTCAAGACCATTACAGAGCAGAATATATTACCAAGTAAATTACGAGTAGATGGTTCGCAAGTAAAAGCATTTATGATAGGCGAACAAAAATATATTACCGATGTTAAAGATGAACTGGATACTGCGATTGAAAACTTTTGTAATTCAATCGGTATTCAATACTGGGGACAATCAGTAGTATCTGTTTTGAAAACATTATTAGATGAAAAGTTTGAATGTGAAAATTATAACTTCCCTGATATTACAAGTAAATTAAACCCTAATGTTTATGATGCCTTAACTACTGAAGGAGTTAAACATAGGCAACATTACGGAGCGACAGATGAAACATTATCTACCTATAATGAGTTGATGCCTACAACATACGAAGAAGAAGAAGTAGAACGAACAATAGTAAAAAAATATAAAAATATATTTACAGGTGAAATGGAAGAAAAGGTTATTACTAAAAAAGTAAAAATACAAAAAGAAAATCCTGCTGAAACCATATTAGATTATAAAGTAAGAAACAAAGAAATAAATTGTTATGATATTAACAAAGCATATACATCAGTAATGTATAATCCGTTAGATGAGTTTATAGTATATGATGTAGATGATAAGATTGAACCTTACAAAGAACAAGATGGTAAATTAAAAACAGGATTATATTATGTTGAAACTTATGATAATACCTTATTACATCAGTCTAACTGGTATAGTAATAAAATCATAGATTTAGCAAGAGAATATAATATTGATATAGTAATAAAATTACAACTTATACCAAAGAATAATAACAAAGACCGATGCTGTAAGAATAAAGAATATTTGAAAGAGTTTATGGACTGGGTAATGGAAAGGGTAAAAGATATTGAAGGAGGAACATTATTATACAAAAGAATATTTAATACGATGTATGGTAGGTTCGGTAAAACAAAAGAAGTCAATAGAACCTGTAATTTAGATACGAACATACAAGAAGTTTGGCGATGCTTCTTAAAATGTGATGAACCTGAAACCGAAGAAGATAAGAAACATTACTTTTACGCAGACAAGTTTAAGGATAGTCAGTATAACAGATTTAGAAAAGATAATAGAATAATATGTGAGAATATTTCCTATGAAGATGATACACCATTATATCTATTTGGGTTTGAGAAAAACGAAAATTATATGGATATTCAATTACCTATTCACTTACAGATTTTAGACTGGAGTAATATATTATTATATAAATTACAACGAGAAGTAGGAGGTAAATGTTTATTTAGAAAAACGGATTATGTTATGATGGAAGGAGGTAAAGCAGATATGAAACAAGAAGGTTGGGGAGGATATAAACCTGAAGGTTATGGGAGTGTAAATACAAGAAGTTTTATGAAAACTGATAGACATATTAAGATGCCTGACTGGAATGTAAGATGGGAAGATAATTTTGAATACAGAGATAGTGATGAAGCAGATAAAATTATTGAATTAGCGAACGAAAAAGGAGGACTGCTAATATGCGGACGAGCAGGAACAGGAAAAACATTTATCATCAAGAACAATAAGTATATGACTGATGAGAATACAATAAAAATGAGTTTCACTAATAAGGCAAGTAGAAACTGCGGAGGTTCAACTATTCATAAAACTTTAAAACTGAATAGTGATTTGAAGACCCAAAAGAAAACATTAGAAAAGTTTAGGTTCAAGAAATATGTTATTGTAGATGAGATAGGAATGGTAAATCAAGATTTACTCCACCGCCTACAGATACTTAAAAAGTTTAATCCAAGATGTATATTTATATTATGCGGAGGAAAAGAGCAATTACCACCGATAGAAGAAAACCGAAATGAAGAAACTGATGTATTCAATCACCCAATCGTATTATACTTATCTCATAATAATAGAATAGAATTAACAGAGATGAAGCGGTATGATAGACCTTTATGGAATTATTTGGAAAGAGGATATGAAAGCGGAGATTGGAGCGGACTTCCCACTCAAAAAATACAACCAAAAGATTTGATAAATAATAGAGCAATATGCTATTATAATAAAACAAGAAAAAGAATTAACCGCTGGGCGATGGAGGCGTTAAAACCTGAAGGAGCAATATATTTGAAAAACGATGATGAAGAAAATGATAAGGCGGACGATGTTTATTTATACAGCGGATTACCTATTATGAGTATAACTAATAATAAAGATTATGAACTGATAAACAGCGACGAGTATATAGTATGCGAAGTAGAAAATGATACAATACTAATAGTTGAAGATGGAGAAGAACATAAACCGCTGGAAATAGGTAAGGAAGAGTTCCATAAATTATTCGTAGCGAACTATATAGCAACAACTCATAAATCTCAAGGAGCAACATATTTCAACAATATATATTTATTTGATAAACTGAAAATGGAGTGCGACAGAAGAATAATTTATACAGCAGTAAGTAGGGGGACTGCTTTAAATAAAATATTTATAGGCAAGGTTTAAGACGAAAAATAGAGTTAGAATATTATG